AACACAGGCGGAAAAGCAAAATCTACTTCTTTCAAGAAGCAAGAGAAGGCAAACACTGCTGACGGTTCTGATAAATCTGCAAAATCACCAGTTGCTTCTAAGTAATTGTTGATTTAAGGGAGATCATCGGATGTCATCACTATATCTAAGAGAGAATCTAACTTTTAACGAAGCCAGGTTACAGATCTTACACGAGAACGAAGGTAAGGATTTGTACATGAAAGGTATCTGTATACAAGGTGGGATTAAAAATGCTAATCAGAGAGTTTATCCAGTGCAGGAAATTGCGAAAGCAACTAAAACACTGAATGATCAGATTAGTTCAGGATACTCTGTACTAGGTGAAGTAGATCACCCAGATGATTTGAAAATTAATTTGGACCGTGTGTCACACATGATAACAGAAATGTGGATGGACGGACCGAATGGATACGGTAAAATGAAAATTTTACCAACACCAATGGGCCAACTTGTCAAAACTATGTTGGAATCAGGTGTGAAACTAGGCGTTTCAAGTAGAGGTTCTGGAAACATGAACGAATACGGAAGCGGTGAAGTTTCGGACTTTGAGATCATCACAGTTGATGTTGTGGCTCAACCTTCGGCACCAGGTGCTTATCCCACGCCAATTTACGAACACCTTTTAAACACAAAGGGTGGTAACATGGCAAAGGGTTTGGCGGCTGAAGTTAGAAATGACGCAAAAGCACAAAAGTTTCTTAAAGAAGCTTTAACAAACATAATAAAGGACCTAAAATAATGATTGATGCAATATCAAAACTAGTTGAATCAGGCGCAATTTCAGAAGATGTTCAAAAAGGCATCCAAGAAGCTTGGGACAGCAAAATCAAAGAAAACAAAGAAGTAGTAGGTGCTGAATTAAGAGAAGAATTCGCAAAAAGATACGAGCATGACAAAGGAAACATGATCGAAGCTATCGATAAAATGATGGGCGAGAAATTATCTGAAGAGATCTCTAAATTCGTAGAAGACAGAAAAGCACTTGCACAAGAAAAAATATCCTACAAAGAAAACGTAGGAGCTCACTCTGCTAAATTAGAATCATTTATGCTTTCTAAACTATCAGAAGAGTTAAAAGAACTACACGGCGACAGAAAAGGTGTTCACGAAAACTTCAAGAAGATGGAAGAATTCGTTGTTGGTGCTCTTGCAAAAGAAATTAAAGAGTTCCATGAAGACAAAAAAGGCGTTGTGGAAACGAAAGTTAAACTAGTAGCCGAGGCCAAAAAACAAATGGCTAAGATGAAAGAAGCTTTCATAACAAGATCTGCTAAAGTTGTAGAAAATGCTGTAAACACAAAACTTGCTGAAGAGTTAAAATCTCTTAAGGAAGACATTAGTGCGGCAAGAGAAATCAACTTTGGTAAGAAAATATTCGAAGCGTTTGCAAGTGAATATCAGAATTCTTACTTAAATGAGAAATCTGAGACTAGCAAGTTGATGAAAGTAGTTGACGAAGCTACTCTAAAACTAGCAGATGCTGAGAAAGTCATCGAAGAAAAGAAAGCGGTGATTGAGTCGAAAAATGCTGAGTCCAAAAGACAAGCAGACTTGATGGAACGTAAGGAAAAGATGGCTGAGATGCTCAAACCATTGGGCAACGAAAAGAGTGAAGTAATGAGTCAATTGTTGGAATCAGTTTCAACAGCTAAACTTGAAGCTTCATTTAACAAGTATCTACCACACGTGATGGCTGATAAAGCAGTTAAAGAAACTACGAAAGTACTTTCTGAAAGCGGCGGAAACAGAGCACAAAGGGAAGATGCTGACTTAACAAATATCCGTAAATTAGCGGGTATATAAACAACTAAACAAAAGGAAGATTACAAATGTCAGATATATTTGAATCAAAATGGGGCGAAACTAAAGCCGCTCTTACAGAAGGTTTAGCTGGTAACAAAAAGAAGACTATGGATGTTATCTTAGAAAATACTAAGAGATACCTTTCAGAACAATCTACAGCTGGTGCTACAAGTGCCGGTAACGTTGCTACGTTAAACAGAGTTATCCTACCAGTAATTAGACGGGTTATGCCGACTGTTATCGCTAACGAAATCGTTGGTGTACAGCCTATGACTGGTCCAGTAGGACAAATTCACACACTTAGAATAAGATATGCAGACTCAGTTGCGTCAAACACGACAGCAGGTGAAGAAGCACTATCTCCATTCAAAATTGCGAAAGCATACTCTGGAAACCAGAACAACTCAGCTCCAAAAGCGGCTTCAACAGCTTCTTTAGAAGGTGAACCTGGAAAAAGATTATCAATCCAGATCTTAAAACAACCGGTTGAAGCCAAGTCTAGAAAATTATCAGCTAGATGGACGTTTGAAGCGGCTCAAGATGCTCAAGCACAACAAGGAATCGATGTAGAAGCAGAAATTATGGCGGCATTAGCTCAAGAAATTACTGCAGAAATCGACCAAGAAGTAATTGGTTCATTAAGAACATTAGCTGGAACGGCTACTGAGACTTTTGACCAAGCGGCTGTATCTGGTACAGCTACTTTCGTTGGCGATGAACATGCCGCTTTGGCTGTTCTAGTTAACAGAGTTGCTAACCAAATAGCTACAAGAACAAGAAGAGGCGCTGGTAACTACGCAGTAGTATCACCAACAGCTTTAACTATTCTTCAGTCAGCAACTACTTCAGCATTTGCTAGATCAACAGAAGGTACATTTGAGTCACCAACAAATACTAAATTTGTAGGTACACTTAACGGTGCTATGAGAGTATACGTTGACGCATATGCGGCAGACAGTACAGATGTACTTGTAGGTTACAAAGGAGCAAGTGAGGCAGACGCACCAGCGTTTTATTGTCCTTACATTCCTTTAATGTCTTCAGGTGTTGTACTAGATCCAGCTACTTTCGAACCAGTAGTAGGCTTCTTAACAAGATACGGTTATGTAGAGTTAACAAACACTGCATCATCTCTTGGTAACGCGGCAGATTACGTTGGAAAAGTTGCGATCACAAGTGCAAACTTAAAATTCAAATAAGCCCAGCTTATTTTATTTTCAATCAAGGGCGGCTTTATGTCGCCCTTTTTTGTGACTGAACTTTCTATTAACCACTCTTATTAAAAATTATTTTGGCGTTCATAGTGACCTTAGACCAAATGTGGTAGTTTTACTTGTGTTTTAGACTTCTAAATAATTGCAAGTTTCGAAAGAAACTTTTAATCAAAGGGAGGTCCAACAATGGATATCGCAATGAAAATAAAAGGATGGGCAAAAGCTCTTGCTGACGTAGGTGTTTCACTTATAGCGTTAGGAATCGTTTTAGAAATCCTTTTCAAAGGGCAGAACGTTCCGTTCTGGCCAAACGTTTCTGTAATAGGAAACATACAAGGCATATTGCAAGGCTTTTCAGATCAAGGTCTGATAGGGTTGGTAGCAGTATGGATTTTATATCATATCTACAATAGAAAATAATATAGAACTTACATAACGTAACCTCGAAAGAGTGGTGTGTCTGACTTTTTTTGGATTGTGGCACATCACTCTTTTTCTTTTTATACACATATAAAACAAAATATAAAATAATAAATACACATAGTTCAACACGTGCTTTTACATCTCGTAAAAGACTTATGCAGATAACAACTGCGTACCTAGGAGAACTAGGATTGGACTCCTTTAAAGGAGGAAACAAAATGGGAAGACCCTTAAAAAAAAGTAAAATGTCTGGCGATGCGAATGCATTTGGCGGTAACCTATCAGGTAACATAGCAGTAACGGCTTATAGACCATTAGGTGGTGCTAAAGTTGATTCAACAGTTGCTTATGTTGTATCACAAAGAGGATCAAGTTTATTCAAGATTCACTTAGAAGATTCAACAGAAGCAGTTTATGAATTAAAAGCAGTTGCTCCGGGCTCACTAGCTAACACATCAAATCAATTTTGTGTGCAAGTTATTTTAGATGACTCAACAGTAGGATATGTTGCGAAATTCTTTAACAACACAGTACACTATGTTACAGCGGCAGGTGCCACAGGATCAGTGAAATTTACACTAGGTGCTGAAGGAACTGACGAAGGTAAAGTAGCAGGACTTGGTTCAATAGACGTTAGATAATAGAACTATACGTGCTTTAAGGGGGAGTTTACACGCTTCCCCTTTTCAACATAAATAATAGCAAATGGCAAAGCATTTACGTACATCAGGTGATTATACAATTAAAACGGGCACAGGTGCAGGTGGCTCGAATTCAGTAATCTTTGATTCAAAAACAACAAGAGTAAAAGGTGATTTAATAGTTGATGGTTCCAACACAGTTATTGACACAGCATCATTAACAATCGAAGATCCGATTATAATTTTAAGCAGAAATAATTCAGCACCAAGTGATGTTGACTCAGGAATTTTAGTAAACAGAGGTGTGGCAAACAATGCGGCACTGTATTGGAATGAAGGTGATGACACATTCAAAGCAGTTACAACAACATCAGATGGTACAGGTACAGCGATAACAGACACAGCACTTGCAAAAATACAAGTGGCAGAGCCGGCGGCATCATCAGACGCGGCAACAAAAAACTATGTGGACTCGGTAGGTGGAGCAGTATTAACAGGTTCAACAAACAATCAAGTTACCACTGTGACAGGTGCGAATGCTATCACTGGTGAAGCAAATTTAACATTCGATGGAACAGTATTAGCAGTTACTGGAAATATTACAGCAACAACTTCAATAGCCAATGATGCTATCAAAATAGACGATCACACAATTACAACTACGAGATCCAATGATGATCTTGTATTGAAAGCCAGCGGAACTGGTAACGTGGTTATTGACGATACACTTACATTTTCAGCGATGGCAACAGATCCGACAGCAACAGCACAAACAGTATTATATAACAAAACTGCAGGCGGTGGAGGAACAGGATTGTACTTTAGAAATACTGCAATAGGTTCAGGAGCCGTTGGAGAACTGATAAGTAAAAAGAAGGCTACCGCATTAGCGATTGCACTAGGATAAAACATGGCGATAACACAAAAAGTAATAGATTCAGACATACAAGCACAAGAATTTGTGTTCAAAGCGGCGGCTGACACTGCTGTAACATCAATACACTTATGCAACATCACAAGCAATGATGCAACAGTAAATATTTACTTGCTACCAAACGATGGTTCAACAGCAGGACCAACAGAGAACAACAAAATTTACAACACACTAACTATTCTAGGCACTGACACTTACGTTATTGACACAGAAAAAATGATCATGTCATCAGGAGACAAATTGTTTATTGAAACTCCTGACTCATCATCTTCAGTAGTAGCAACTGTATCAACTATAGGATTATAATCCCATGGGTAGATTTATAAAAAACCCAGTGCTAACACAAGGTAGTTCAGTAGAAATTCCCGGTGTATCAACAGCTAACAGACCCACAGGTGCTAACGGTAAAATAATTTTTAACACAACAACTTCAACCTATCAAGTTTACAACGGTTCAGCATGGTACAACGTATCAGAAGCATCAAGAGAAAAATCTTTAACTGTTGACAAATTCCAAGGTGATGGATCAACAACTGTGTTTGGTGCAGGTGAAGGTAATACACTAGATGGGTCAACAATGGCAACGTTAAGTGTTGTTCCAACTGACGCAACTGACATGGTTATATTTGTTGGAGGTATATATCAAATACCTACTACTAACTACACATACTCCGGTGGGCAAATAACTTTTGGTTCTCCAATTCCTGCTAATGACGGAACTAGTAATGGACACATTGTTACGATTATTCACAACTTGCACAAACTGGGCGAGTAAAACTTTTAAAAAACTTTGGGACTTCAAACTTTCTTTCATTAGAAAGTATCCAATCATATCTGCCTACATCGCATTTCTAGAAGGCATAGTCATAGGACTATTACTATATCATTATTTCTTCCAAGTAAGATTTAGTTGTTGTGTTGAACTAGGCTAATAGATCATTCCAAATGTTCGCCAACTTCCAGGCTTGCCGCCATTTGTACAAACCCAACCCACAGGTTGATTCAGTGCAGGCTTTTCATTCCATATCACAGAGCCAGTGTCCCATCTTCCTTCTTTGGGTGCTTGTTCTCCGGAGGCAAAAGTTCTTTCAGCAAATTTAATATTTCCGTCTACGTGCAACGTTTCTTGAGGATACTTAACTCCTATCCCAACATTGCCATATACATTCAAATTAACAGGCTTGCCAGTTTCAGATCCAACAACTACATCACCGTTTGCTTTACAGGTAAGTCTTGCTGTGTCATCTGTTCCAATAGCAAACGCAACGTGAGTGTGTGTACCAACATAAGCATTTGACTCATGCATTCTTGTTATAATTTCATAACCACCAGAGTTAACTGAAAAGTCTGCACTCGGTGCCGTTGTGTTTACTCCGACTCTGCCATCTGCAACATATAAAGTATTCCTAACTTGTAGATTTTTTAGTACACCCAACTGTTCTATATTACTGTTCTTAACACTTTTACCTAGTCTGTCTTTCCAAATAACTTCATTATGATCAACCATTATAGCTTTTTGTACATTAAGTTTTGGAACCTGTGCTGACACATATTCTAAATTCTCGACCTTAATAGTACCTTTAACATGTAAATCTTTAGCAACTTCTACGGTATCATTTTTTATTGTTAAATTAACCGAATCCGATGTGTCTATTATACCTGTTGAATTAAAATTTGTTATGGTTCCGCCGTCAATTAAGTCACCACTTAAAGCGTTTTTGTGAAGATCTATTTGGTGTACTGATATCTTAGATGCGGATACTTTCTCAGGTTTATTAATGGGTAATAAGCTCATATAACGAATATTTAGTATTAGAAAATACCCGCAGGCATTATTGGTAAATATGAACGTAGTAGAGTAGTATTATGGCGATAACAAAGATAGCAGGTGAATTATTAGAATCTAACCTGATTCGTACAACGGATCTGGCATTCAATACCAATGTATTAGTAGTAGATGCACAGAACGGTAGAATCGGTATAGGTACAGATACACCAGGAAACTTTAAATTAGATGTTGTTGGTAATACAAGAATTGCTGGTGACCTTACAGTTACTGGTACTACAACCACAGTAGACTCACAAAATTTATCCATAGAAGACAACATGATTGTCTTAAACAGTTCAGGATCAGTGGGTAATGATTCTGGTGTAATGATCAACAGAGGTGCGGCAGGAAATAATGCCATGATGCTGTGGGATGAAGACACAACAAAATTCAAATTTGGAACAACAACACAAGACGGATCAACCACAACAGATTTTGGTTCTGTTACACTATCAAAAGTAGAAGTAGGCGAACCAGCGGCAAACTCAGATGCATCAACAAAATTATATGTAGACAACTCAGTTGCGGCACTGTCAGCTCCTGGTACTCCTATTAATGGTATGACCCAAGAATTATCAACACCAAGTGACTCATCTTTTGGAGATGGATCAGTTACTTCATTAACTGCATCAACAAAAGTTACAGAAGCGATAGATGCCTTGAACGAAACAATGGAGAACATACGTCTTAACACCTATGTTAAAAGTGTTGCATTTGTATCAAGTTCGACATCAATATCCAACGGAGATACAATTACGTTGACAATAACACCAACAGGCAACGCAACCAGATATGACATAACATGGGGAGATGGCGGAAGTGTACAAACTATAAATGACTCGGGTTCATCTACTACCACTCAGACTCACCAATACAATACAACAGGACAGATTTCAATCACAGTGAGAGCATACAATCATTCAGCGGTAGTGACAGGATCATCAGGGTCAGAAGCATCGTTGACTAGAACAAACTACCTTGCCATTGCCACAGAAGCACCAGTAGTTCAATTTGAAATGTATGCGGCCTCATCAGGAGGTTCGCCAATTACAATAGCCAACACAGGTGCCACAGTGTATCTAAAAAATGTTACTACAAACACTGCAAACACAAACACATTCGATGTTGATTGGGGTGACGGAACAGAAAACACAATAGCAAGTAACTCGGCGGCAGGTGGACAGGCTGGAGCAAGATTGGCACACACTTACACCAATGCAGGAGGTGATGACGGATCAACAGTTGCAGGTTCAGGCGCAGGTGATACCAAGTACGCAATCAAATTAAGACTGCTTACACACCCTACTGCGGAAGCATCAACGTTCCCACAGACACGAACAAACAATTTTGAAGTTTACTCTACACACACTACGGCCTATGCCGCAAACAGTGTTAGAGGAATCAATGAAGAAAGCACATCAGGATTTCCTGTCACATTCACAAACAACACAGCGACACTTCCAGGTGCCGATTCTGCCTTTTCTGCCACACAGCAGTACACTTACAACTTTGATGAAGGATCAACAGTAACAGTTGCAGTTGGTTCAGGTTCAGCAGGTGATACAGGAAACACAATCAACAACACATTTAATTTGAGTAGCTCACAACAAAATGCTGGAACAACTGTGACCTACAATACAACACTAACACTAGCAACTGGACACTCGGGTGCCGACAGTAGTGCGGCTATAAACATAATTGTTGAGCCTGATGTAAGAGCAAACATTGCCGCAACAGCAGACAAGGTGTCAACAGGTGGCGGCAACAACCAGTACACACTATATGATCACACAGACCTAACAGGAGCCAACAGAGCTTCAGCAACATTTACAAACACCTCTAAAAATGCTGACAACTATGATTACGATTTCTTCAGTGATTCAAGTGCTTTGGTTACTGTTGCAGAAAACGGATCCAATGCAGGAAGTATTGGAGCGACACTGACAAGAAACTTCACAGGAACAAGTGCAGGAAACTTTACAACAAGATTTAGAGGATACGGTACACCAGACACCATCTTCCAAGATGATGAAGAAACAATAAATTGGACCATGAAAGCAGTGCCAAGTGCACCAGCAAACCTATCAACCAAAAGTTTAACAATGAATGACAGTGCCCAAGGTACTTCACCTAAACTGTGTCACGGATTTACTGACAACACCAGTTCAGCAACCACACTGAACCCAGGAACTGCATTAACTACTACTGTTGCAAGAAGATATTCAAGCACATCTACTATTGACACAAACACTGTATCAAACGCATATAACGGAGCCGCAGGCACCTTAACAGCGAAGTTAAACGCAACATCAGGACAAAGTAGCAGTGTAACATTTTCAGCGTCAGCAGGAGAGAACGGAACGTTCAATCAAAACAATACACAGTTGGTTGTAACAAATCAAAGAGACTATGATGAAGTTGATTCTGCCTATCCGCAAGACTTTTACCAAGTGTTCACTGCAAAAATTACAAAAACATTGGCGAACTATTCAACGGGTTTAACTGCACAGAGGCTAGAACATTCAGCAACTGGTAACACAAACTTTGTTCATGTGCTTAAAGATGATATCACAGCAGTACCAACCACTGCAATAGGCACAGTGGCAGAAGGCACAGCAGGAACTAAACAATATGTGTCAGGTATTCCATACTATGACGCAGGATCACCAACAGTTACAGTTACAGGAACAACTATTGCAAACTTTACAGGTCAAGCATACCAAGAAACTACTTCACCACACAAAGTTGACAATGACACCAACCAAGAGTCAACATCAGGTGATGTAATAACAAATTCTAACTTTACATATGCCAACGTGGACGGGTCAACTACCATGTTAAGTTCGAGTATTCCCAAGTCAGACATTGGTGTTGGCAGTGCTTACACTATAGGAGCCGTGACAGTTCCAATAACAGGTTCAAGTGTTAAGTCTGTAAAAACAATTAAAGCAATGAGCAAGAACGCAAACGGAGACGGAAGTTACAATTCTAGTTCAACAAAAATTCAAGTGTACACTGCATCAGTATCAGGATTAGATAATGAAGCAGGAGGTATCACAGTATCAGATTCATTAGGGAACGGCAGTACTCACATTGACGATGCTCTAAGGATAACAGGATTCGGATCCTCGTCAGACACACCGTCTTTCAATTCGTCCACTAACTACTACACAGGCAATGCTTGGTCTGGTGCTGTTACTGTGGCGGGGACTACCGAAGCCATATCAAGATTCGGAACAATCAAACATTTTACAACTAATTTAAGCAGTGGATATCTTCCAGCTGGTCCTAACTTAACATCGGGTAGAGATGGTGGTCAAGCACAGTACTATACCTTTGCATTTAGAAGAACTCCTGTATCACAGTTCTCAATAACGATGTCAGGCAAAGTGTCAGGCATGTTTATTGCTATGCCAGGAACAGGAGTAGATAGTTCTTCGGGGTCAAATGGCTGGTTAGACTGTTCAACACAGTACAATGGTTCAGGACAACCAGGGTCAGGTGGCGGAGGAAATGGTTCTGATGGTTGTGCCAAGACAGGTGGAGACAGGGTAGTTGACAACACTACATATTCAGGAAAAACATTCACGTTCACACTGGGTACAGAAAGTCTAGCGAACTCGGTAGGTAACACTTGTTTGGTTAGAATAAAATTAAATTCAGGTGATAGTGTAACAGCATTATCAGTAGGAGTAGCAGGGTAATGGCAATAACTGACGCAAAAAAAGTAGACTATCTTTGGAAGAAGATTGGATATGGTGCGACTAAAACAGATACCAATGCCAACAAGGCGGCACCCAATGAAGCCATTGCATCTCCATTATTATTAAGAGGTGACAAGACTTGGAACCAAGCAAGTAGCATTCCTGCAACCATCCCAGGGTCAAGCTCAGGTGTTGTTACAGTTTATCCTACAAGTGCTCCAGACGAAGCTTCGAATGATGCAACCGCGGCAACAAACAGATCATGGAAGACAGGATTAACTGATTGGATTCCGCCAGAGTTTGGTGCAACATATGGAGTAAAAGTTTATATATACACCGCAAGTGATGCCGGCAATGCCTCTTCAGGTACAAGAGTATTTGCAGGTGGTTCAGGAAACAATGACGAATGGTTCTTTGATTATCAATCTGGTGTATTACATTTTATAGGAACAAATTTGCCCAATGGTGTAAACTTTGGAGGCAAGTCGGTTTATGTTTCGGGTGCAAGATATTCGGGAACACTAGGATTACAGAACAACGTAGCAGACACAGGTGACTTTGGATTCTCAGGAAATAAAATGTCCACAGGTTCATCTAATGCTGACATGGAATTCGACACAGCAGGAACAGGAAAATATTTGTTCAAAGCAGACACGGCTGTTGTACTACCGTCAGGTAACACAGCACAACGACCAACAGCACAAGAAGGTGTATTAAGATTTAACACACAGACATCAGAATACGAAGTCTCCAAAGACGGAAGTACTTGGTCTAATTTAAGAACCGAAGAAGCAACAGTAATAACCAAAGATATTTTTACAGGTGATGGATCAACTACAACTTTTACAATGAGCTTAACACCCACAGATGAAAATACTATTGTTGTCTACGTGGATGGTGTTATGCAAGAACCAGATCAAAACTATTCTCTTTCAGGGACAACAATTGACTTTGGTGATGCCGCTCATGTCGGTGCAAGAATTGTTATCATGCACGGCTTTGCTGACTAATCTATTGTTACACCAGTGGGTGTATAAACTATATTAAATGATTGTAACTGACTTGTGATTTCATTCATCACAGATAATTCAGGCATTATCTCCCAA